GCAGCTTCATAAGAGCCTGATGACTTGAGATAAACCTCAAATTCCGCACCGACTTCGGGAGTTTCGATCTGCGTTGTTCCGTCATCGGAATGCTTGATGATTGAAATATTGCCCTTGATAATATCCTCGGTCACTGTCATGGAAATGGGGTTATGCTCAATGGAATAATTCTCAGCTTCTGCACCAACCGAGTACACAGTTTTGTCAAGCAGATAGCCCTCGCTTGGTGAAATTTCCTGAACCGTGTAGTTTCCGCAGACATACTCTTTTGTCTTGAAATATCCGTTTTCATCTGTGGTGTATTCGTCTATCAAAACACTGTCTTTAAACACGCCGTAAACCGCTCCCGCAAGGCTTGCATCGCCTTGTTTTTCAGCCTTTTCCGAGTCTTTTTTTGTAACTTCCAAAGTGAATTTTTTAAGCACATTTTCAAACGTTACAGAGGTAGTTTCATCAGCTGTCAAAGTAACCGTCTGACTGGCAGGAACAACATACTTTATGGGAACGTTTTTTTCAGAAATCGTGTAAACAATTTTCTGATTGTTACTGTCGTATACGGGGATATCGGAAAGAATTGCAACACCGTCAGAACCGGTTTTTATGCTGTAAGTCTTGCCGTTACCTGTGACAGTAAATTCTCTGCCTCCGTTCTGATTATCCTCAGACTGCTTGTTGATCTTAATAGAACCTGTTTTGAGTTCGTTGTTGAACTTTACATTGACAGTCAGATCAACGTCGCCGTCGGTAAGCTTGACATTCTTCGCCTTGGGAGTTTCATATCTCGTATCTACGTTGATTTCGGAAACAGTGTAAGTGATAGCCTTGCCTGTGGACATATCATAAACTTTCAGATCGTCAAAGGTCGCAATGCCTTTTGCATTTGTTTTTGCAGTTTCAGAAAGAGATTTTCCATTGTATGAATAGGTGATTTTAAACTTTCTGCCGCTGATTATGCCATCCTCTGCTGACTTATTGATTTTGATTTTTCCCGTCTGGAAATCCTCCTTAACCTTGTTCACGCCCGCCTTGATTTTGTACACGGTTTTGTCCAGTGCGTAACCCGTAGGAGCCTTGATTTCCTTTGCGTAATAAGTCTTGTTTGGCAGCTTTACAGAGCCTTTTCCATTGCTGCCGATTTTGATTTCAGCAACCTTGTTTTTGCAGGATTTATCGCTGTAGATTCCATATACCGCTGTAGAATTGTCAACGCTTGATTTTCCCACAAGATCACCATTTGTATTATACTTATCTATCTCAAAAGTCACGTCGGTCTTTGTGATCCTGAACGCCGACATATTCATAGCAGTTGCAGTTTTACCGTCGGTCTTGTTGTTGATCACAACACCCTCCGAACCGTTGGACTCTATTCTCCAATGCCTGCCGCCTGCGCCTTTTCCGTCGCCGACTGTTTTGGAATTGATAAGGCTGTCCGAAACGCCGATAGATTTCAGGTAAGATACTACATCTGAACGGCTGTTAAATTCGCCCATATATATCCACGCATGATCTTCGCCATATGGATTTTGAGCCACCACTACCGAACCGGGCGTAATCGTCGAACCGTCTGTTGTCTTAATATTCTGCTTTTCAACATCGACTTTTGAAGTCACACCGTCATAAGTGATTGTGCAGTTGTCGTTTACCGACAGCCAGTGATCGGTATCAACGGGAACAGGATTATTCCATGAAAAACCCGATGTTTTGTATCCAAGCTGCGTCAGCGTATAGTACACAAGTCCCGAACAGTCGATGCCGAGATTATTTATCGTCTGCACCGACAGAGGAGTATACTGTCCCTGATTGTATGCGTACCAGTACCCCTTATTCCCAAATGTATACGGTGTTCCGAGCAAAGTTGCCGCCTTTGCGATCACCGTATCGGAAGACGGAAACGCAGAGTTTTCGGTCGAAGTACTTGCGGCATTTGCTGTTATCGCTCCGCTCACAGATGAACCGAGCATAGAAAAAGCGCAGAGGCCTGCCATAAACCCTGCGCCAAGCTTCTTTAATATTTTGGATTTTTTAAACATAAAATGCATTTCTCCTTTGATTTTAAATTACAACACTTTACTTTTTATTACATCGTTATTTCCGGCTCAGGTTCATCCGCCATTTCCTCATCGGGAGTATTTTCTACCTCAATTTCCGTAGCCTGCATTTGCTCCAATACGATAATGGGAGTTTCAAACATTTCGGAATATTTCTTGATCTGATCATCGGTAAGTGAACAGCTGTCCCATTCGCCGTATTCGTTCATATAATTTCCTGAAACAAAGAAAGTTCCATGTACAAGAACATTTCCCACAATACGATTAGGCTGTGAACCATTAAGCAGGAATTCATCGTTGCACCAAGCAATCGCAGTTTCTTTCGGCTCAAAATATATAGGTTCGATACACCCTCCGACTATTGCCTGCATATCGTGAATATCATCGCCGATTTCCTTTTCATACGGCGCTTTTTCAGGCTCAATAACAAGTATTTTCATTTACAAAACCTCCTCATCTTCATTGCAATAATCCCACAGTGGACACTCGTTACAGTCATCATACATTGAACATGTTCGCTCTATTTCTTCCTCCGAGATACCGCAGTCACGGCGTTCTGTTTCAGGAGCATTGCGCCATATCGTAAGCGTCACTCCGCTATCATCGCACTCCGTTTCCACGCTTACGGGATTTTCGTTTTCATCAAAAAGCCCCGAAAATACGGTAGTTCCGTTGGTTGTGAGTACCTGTGCAAAAATAATCTTTCTCATAAAATTATACCTCCAAATTGTCTGTTTCATCGTCAAACAGCGAAAGCTGGCGAACCGCCTGTAATCTCTCGCTTGTATCGTAATTGGATATGAGCAGCTCCGCATACTGACAGCCGCCGTCGTATCTCTGCGCCAGATTATTCAGTCTGCTGATCTCCTCAATGTGAATATTAGGCTTATCCCATATCTCACGGATTTCTGGACAGTCATTGTAGGAAACAAGAAACTTGCCCTTGATATCCATTAGCGAATCCCTGAGCCTAATATGATCCTTGGTTTTAAAACCAACGTCTTTGTAATAGCTTTCGGTTGCAAAGTACGGCGGATCGCAGTAAAAAAAGCTGACGGGGCGGTCGTACTGCCGTATCAGTTTTTCAAAGTCCTTGTTTTCGATTATGACCTTCTACAATCTTCTTGCCGCCAAGTCGATCATCGGAAAGTCCGACCATATTGAATGCGGCTGACTTGCAAAGCTGTCAAGTCCACTTGCGTAGCTGTAACGGATAAGCTGATAAAACTTCGCCGCCCTGTCAACATCACGAAATCTGCTGAACAGACCTCGCTTATGAAGACTAGCAATCCAGTCGAAATCTTCACGAGAATCGAGGACATAACGAAGCTTGTACTTCAGCTTATTCGGGTTATCCCTGACACAGCGATAAAGATTTGCAAGATTTCCGTTAAAATCGTTGTATACCTCAAAATCCATACCGGGCGGTTTATGGAATAAAACCCAGCCTGCACCTCCGAAAACCTCGATATATCGTTCATAGTAAGGCGGAAATCTTGCAAGTACTGCGTCACGCAATGCCTTTTTACCGCCTAACCATGACATAAAACTATTCATGTTTTTCCTTTCTGCCGTTTATACCAACAGCAGAAAAGTCGCTTTGCAAGCACCAGATTTTTATCTGCTGTTGGCAAAACGACCTTGTCCTAGCGCGGACGGCGCAATTTACGCTCAAATTTGATATGAACTATACTGCCTGCCCGCTGATTTTCATTTGTTGTATTTTCAGCCCTTGATTATTGGATCGACGTAGCTGAATATGATTCGTTTCTGTTCAAGGTAGCCGTTGGCTTTATTGACCTCGTTACACAGCTCCTTGTACTGCCGTTCCGAAAGTACGGGCTTTGTGGCTCTCAGCATTGCTGGAATACTGCCGAGGCAGAACTTGAAGTCAACTTTAGCTTTAATTCTGTTTGTGTGCATCACTTACCTCCTTGTCCAGACGTGCGATCTCTTTTTCCGCTGCCTTAAAAGCCACAGCAAGACTGCCGACCGTCAATCCGATAACCCCTCCGATTATCATTCCTATGAATAAATACGTCATTACATCATCTCCATTCCTAAATCTTCGGTTTCTTCCTTAGGACTGCAATCTTCATTCTGTTTTTGTTCATTTTCTGAAACAAAACCGCCAAGTCTGTTTGGAACATAATCGGAAAGCCATGTACCGCCGAACTGCTCGTGAGTCTGCAATCTCCACATCGCAAGTTTACCGACATCAAGCTGAACGTCATCAAACGGAAACAGCAGACAAGTCAGATTTTCATTTTTAAAAGTATATGCTTTTTCAAATCGACTTTCGTTCTGCAATATTCCGCTTTCCGTCAGCATATCGTTTATGCCGTCAACCCATTCTTTAAGGTCGCCGCCGCAGCCTTGCAGGATAAGAGCCTCGCTGTTATTCATTTTTCTCAGATCGTGTAAAGTAACGCTTATTATCTCCATTATTGCAAAACCTCCTTCCCATAATATTTCTTCAGCAAATTTATGACGAACTGCTGCCCCCTGCCCGTAACAAACGTCTGCTGATAAGTCTTTGTCATAGTCGCAGTTTCAAACACCGACTCCTTGACCGAAAAATATCCTCGGTCGATAAACGCCTGATAGGGGAGATTATTCGCCATAAGAACGCCTTTTCCTTTGAGCCAGCCGTAAAGCTTGTTCCTGCCGACAGGGATATTTTCGGCTCTTGCAAGCTTTGCCATAGCGTTCATGTCGATAAGATTATCGGTGTTTGACACCTGATTTGCAAACTCCACCAGAGGTTCGTCGTGGCGGATACGCTCGTTGAGCTGATTTATCGCCATCATCTGCAGACGGAAAAGATTCTGATACGGCTCGTCGAGGAATGGGAGATAGTTATCGATAAACATATCTTCGTTAGCTACGTAGCCGCCTGTTTGATTGATTTGAGGCAGGATCTTATCAAATATCCACGACTCAAATTCCGCAGCTCTTGGCAGTTTGCTGTGTGCGACAAGTCTGTAAACATCGCCCTCAGGAATAAAAATCATCTTAATGGTCTTGCTTGGGGACTGCGGATGAGGTAGGTCGTGTTTCACGCCCCACCTGCAATGCCGCCTTATTGCGTCCTTTGTGTTGCTGTAGCCCAATGCAGAAGCCACATCCTTGCCGCAGAACATGATTCTGCCGTTATCTTCCTTTAAAATTCTGAGCGAACCAAATTCCTCATTTTCAAATATCTTTATCATATTATTCATTTGCATTCTCCTTGTCAATTTCTAAAATAAACCTTGCAAGAGCCTCAATAACATTCGTAGTAACGGCATTTCCTGCCTGCTTGTAAAGCTGTGCGTCGGACATTCCGGTTGCCGCCACCTTGTTGAACTGCTCGTCTGTAAACCCCTGCAAACGCCAGCATTCCAAAGGCATGAGCCTGCGGATATATCCGCAGTAGATCACCCCGTGTTTATCGGTGACAGTTATCGTAAACATCGGTTCGTTTGGGAGTTTAAATCTTCGCCCTTGCTGACGAACTTTCTCCTTTTCGGGAGTAAGCACCGCAATCGGATCGCTAATCACGATCACCCCCGACTTTTCTCCTTTATGGTGACCTATACCGCTGTCCTGCCTTGACGTTATGCACCTTGCAAGCTCTGTAACTTTCGATTCGGGATTCATATCGATACACATAGCGTAATATCCCTGATTACAGCTTGTTGTCAGCGTGTGTGCTACATCGTGACCTACACGTCCTCGTCTTGAATTAATGTTAGGGTAGGCGAGATCAATACTGTCGCCGGGCAATGCTAACTGATAGCCCGACTTGGTTTTGACCTTGATCGGAAGTCCTATGATCTCGTAAAGTCCTGTCTTTCCTCCGAAGCCTCCTGCCGTTCCCGTAAGCGTTATGCTCAGTCCGTCGGCTGAGTACACTCTGCAGCCCTCTCGTCCGGGTATGCGTTGTACAAGAGTTTTTGGATTTGCGTCCGTGAAAGACAATACTTTTCCGGCGCATTTTTCTCTAAGAAATCCGATAATGAACACTCTTTTTCGGGATTGGGCGACATGAAAATTTGCGCTGTTAAGCACCTGCCATGCGACATCGTACCCCAATTCGTCCAGCGAACCAAGGATGGTCGCAAACGTCCTGCCTGAGTCATGCGATAACAATCCGGGTACGTTCTCAAGCAGCAGATATTTAGGTTTTTTAACGGCAGCGATTCTGGCAATTTCAAAGAACAGAGTTCCTCTTGCGTCGTCAAATCCGCCCCTTTTTCCAGCGATTGAAAAGCTTTGGCAAGGGAAGCCTCCGCATATAAGGTCGAAATCGGGTAACTCGTTTGGGTTGATTTTTCTTGCGTCATCGTAATACACCTCGCCTTCCGTATCGTACATTGTTTCGTATGCTTTTTTAGCATATCGGTCAATCTCGCAGTACCCGACGCACTCAAAGCCTCCTGCTTTTTCAAGTCCTGAGCGGAATCCGCCGATGCCTGCAAAGATATCGAAATACTTTATCATTTATCACCGATCCTTTCTTGTTTGTGTAATAAAAAAACGGCTAAGTCTTTTTCAAAACTTAACCGTTACATTGACATTTCCATTTCTTCGGATTCTTCAAAACCCTCAGTTTCTGTGATTTCTTCAGATTTTTCCTGCTCATCCGCCATAGCCTGTTCCTGTTCGATTTTATGAAACTTATCCACATCGGGGATAACGCCAAGCGTTCTTCCGTTATCAAATTTACAATGCAGAGTTCCTGCATCGTCCACAAATTGAACTATGCCTTTAGTACCTGGTGGAATCGGACGGGGATCGTTATCCATACTGTCAAGGCATATCCGAGTTCCTTCGGGATATCTCTGCCTGAGCATTTCTACCTTCTTTTCGTTGTAAATCATATAACACCTCACATCGTCATTCCCATATCGGGTTCTTCGGTCATGTCCTCGGTCTGACTGCTGTTCATTTTTTGCTTGATCACCTCCAGTCGTTTTAGATTCCCTTTTTATAGTATATTTGTTATCAAGCCTCCTTTGAAATAAAAAAAGACCGCTTTGTCGTTTATCACATTTCGTGATATTTGACAAAACAGCCTTCTAAACTTTGTGAATGTTTTTTCATAAAAAATCGGCAGGCTTAGAGCAAAATATACTCAAAGTCTGCCGTTATGTTCGATATTTTTTGTTGTGTAGGGTTCGACTCCCTTTTTTTCGTGAAAACTGGTGAAAAGCATCCACGGTTTTACATTAAAATTTTTTGTTTTCTAAATATCAAAAAAGCCCGTAAACACGGGCTTTTTAAGGTGAGTATCCATTTGGTATCACCAATATGGTTGCGGGAGACCGCAACATATTTTTCCCACGATACTTTTCAAATTTTTATACTTTTTTCAAAGATAGAAAAAAATCAGCCGCCTCAGATCACTCCGAGACGGCTGAAAATTTTATTGATTTTTGAACAACTATATGGTATAATAAATGCAAAGGAGGGATTAAAATGATAAAAAAAATTAAAAGTGTAGTATCTTTTCTATTATGTTCCTTCTTTATTGCTTTTATAATTGTGTTACTATATACAATGATTACAATGAAGCCTAATCCTTATATAGACTATATTGCTATAGTAACCGGAATGTTTGTATCTAAAAGCAAATTCAAATTTAATTAGAGCTTTAAAGATTACTTTCCATCTTTTTTCTTCAATCTTTTTATTTCACTCTTCAACTCTTTGTTTTGAGCACTTTTAGAACTTGTTAACTTATCCAATATCTTAATTATTTTTTCAAGTAAACCATCCGTTTCAAACTTTGCCTTCTGACCATCTTTTCCTTTAAACGTAATCTTCACTCCACATACTGCAGAAACAACTATTAATGCTAATATTGAACTAGGTATAAACCCTTCATTTATTTTCAACAGTTCCAGCAAAGAAACTGACGTAGACTCCGCAAAAACGTTTGCCGATAAATTACATTGCGCAATCATTGAGGATAGCACAATATATCCTGGCGATTCAACTTGGATTTTTGATACAAGCTTATCTGGTTCTTCGGTTTGAATATCAGAAAAACTATTTTTCAGCCCTAAAATTTCACTTTGTAATACTCCGTACAACTTAGAATAAAAAGAAAAGCTGACATCCTCAGTTGACGTAATTTGAAAGATAAAACAAAATTTACCGTCCTTTATGTAATACGGATACAAAAACTTATCTATAATAAAATCATAGTCGGAAATATTGCTTATTGTGTTATGGCTAAATAACGCTTTATAGAAACGCATATCCATATCTGCCTTCGATATCTTTTTTAACCACTTTATTTGTTTTCTTATACAGTAATTAGATGGGACTATATCGTTATCCTGTATGCTACTACTGTTGCCTTTTTCTAAGAACAGCGTCTTATCTGATTCAATTTCACCTATTATTAGATATTCCGCATTTTCACTTGGAAAAACAACTACATCACCTTTTTTCATTATAAAACACATTGTATATATATAACCAGCTACCAAACCAGGGCGTGTTTCATCAGGGTAGCTCTTTTTAATATGTTCTTTTAGCGCTTCTTTATCAAAAATGTCACTATCAAAGCAAGACTGTATCTTACTTTGTGTAATGTTGTTATATCTTATGCCTATGTATGCATTTTCATAAAAATCATCAAAAAACTTTCCTCCATCAGCTCTCACAAGCCAATATCTTCTGTTTTCAGGCATGATTGGTATATTATCCAAATCTACGTCATAGTTTCCGTAATCATACATACTTTATTCACCTTTCAAATCACTTAATATAAAACATTATATTACAAAAAGAGCCAAAGGTCAATAGTTTTAGCATAAATTAGATCATAATATGCAGAAACAAAAACAGCCGACAAGGAATAACCCCTGTCGGCTGTCTTACTACCTACTTTATCTTCTTTGTAATCTCGTCGCTGAGCTTCTTGATGAAGTTCACGCCTGCAATGCCGTTTTCGTAATATCCCCACTTTTTCAGCAGGGTATTAACTGCCTTTGCAGTGCCTTTTCCGTATGTACCGTTCTTATCCATACCTACGTTGTGGAGCTTAACCGCCTTTGCAATAAGCAGCAGCTCCTTGAGCGCAAGCACACCGTTTGTTTTGTTGCCCTGCTTGTAGCCTGTCTTGTCAAGCACTTTCGCACTTATCTTGCTCTGGTTCTTTGGTCTCAGGAAGCCTGCAATGTGGTCATAAGTATGCTTGACCTTAGTGCAGGCTTTTCCGCTCCAGTTTTGGTCATACGAATAAAAATAACTCGTGTTGCCCTCACCCGTGCAGATGGCTATGTGACCCCAGCCACCATTCAACGTGCCTGACCATATCGCTACATCGCCCTTTTTCGGCACGAAACTTGGCGTGTTCTTTACCTTTGTGAAATTTGCTTTCAGCCAAGTGCTCTTATCGAATAAATCCCAAAAATGGTGAGCGTCATACCAGAAATTCTTGATACCTGATCCGAAGACCTCGTTGAAATATGCCGTTGCAAGGTCTACACACTGTTTGCCTGCTGCGCCGTCATAGTTAACAGCTACACCATTGTGCTTCTTGATAAACTCATCATATGTCATTTTCTATTCCTCGCTTTCGTTTGTATCCACTTTGTTTTCAACTGTGATTTTAAGCTTGTGTACTATCTTCACCAAGAATGACGGCAGTGGTATACCTATCACCGCAAGATTTTCCAAGATTGAAATGCACTCGTTGATGATAAACCATACCGTCACGATAAGACCGAAGTAAAAGCTGACGTTTACTTCAATGCCTATCTGTGAAAGTCCTGAGATAAAGAGCCAATCAAGCACGCCCGACACCGCCACCACGAATATGTAGCCGACCTTTTTGAAAAGCCCTTTAAGACCGACACGGCTTGACAACTCGCCCCTATTCCATGCTTTCCACATTCCTGTAATGTAGTCAATGATCATCACAAGCACCAGAATGACTATAGGTATCGCCATAACACGGAAATACGCTGACAGCCCTGCGGCTATCGCTGAAATGATGATTTTTGCTGTGTTTTCTTTCATTACTGTTCCTCGCTTTCGTATGTTTGTCCCGTGATTGTTGTATACTCCTCAGCCGTGATCCACTTGCCGACAGCGGCGTGTACCATAGCAACCGACCACAAACAGGTGTCATAGTATCTCTTGACCTTGACGTAGTTCTTACTCATCATCAATCACCTCATTCAGCTCTACGCCACTTATCATAGCCAGAAAATCAATGTTTGCCTTTATTCTGTCTATCTCGGTGACCTTTGGTTTGTTGAAATTATCTTCCGTCAGCCCTGCGGCTTTCAGCATTTCTTCTTGCAATTCAGTCATGTTGTACCTCCCACTTCTGATAGTTTCACGATATATTCTTCTTCTGACGGCACTGGTATATGGTAATTATCGTTGCTGTTTTTGAATGTCACTGAACCGCCCGATTCAGCCTCAATATTTCGCAGAAAATCATCATCAATCAAGGTTGAAATATCGGTTACGATTGGGGATTCCAATTCGTAATACAGCATTACGCCTGACATTGCCTGCTTAAATGTGGCGGCATCAGTGTAGGCGGTGTCTCGCACACGCACCGTTGTATTTTCCAAAACATATAGTCCAGATTCGTTGCCAGTAACGCCTATTTTAACATACTGATACTTCGGGCACAGAAAATTTGATGTGCCACCACGAATGTCCGATATACCGTTCAAATAGAAAAATGGGGTGTAGTCACCGTCTTTGTACATCAGCCAGTTTTTCGTCCCCAAATCAACGCTGTTCACGCACTGAACGTATCGTTTATTCTCATAATCAACGTAGTTCTTAGCCGTTCCTGCACTCCAGCCGTAGCCATGCAGATTGCGGATTGCTTCGGGGATAGGGTAGGTGCTATCACCCACAGCGACCTCTGTTACCCCAGCACTGATAATCTCCCCGGCGTTGTATGGGTAATAATCATTAGGGAACATTTTCTCAAATTCTTCCACGCTCGCTGGTTCGTTGCCTGAACCAAACATAAGGGTTAAATCGAAAATCTGACGATTGCTAAACGTTACTTTGGCACTACCATCCACTAAAAATGCGTCAAACGTACCACCTATATCGCTATCGCCATATGGGCTAGTAATCCATGACAACGTACTTTTTCCAGCATTCACAGCTTTACTTATCTGGTTGTTTTTGGTGTATATAACTTCACGGAAATACATATAGACAGTAGTGCCTTGCTCAGCCTCGCAATCTATTCTGCACAGATATTTATGGGCAGAGTACACTGGCTTGCAATTGCATTCCGTACCTTGATATGTGAACGTCGAACACATCTGATTCCACACCAAACTCCTACCGCCAATATTCTTCACCGACATCAGCTTTGCCCCTGTAGGCACTGTCTTGGCATACGCTGTTTCGCTGTCAGTTTCAAATTTATGTGTCACACCATTGCCCATGTCGTACAGAGCATTTACCCTGCGTTGTAACTCTTTGTCGGTCAGCTTTATACGTCCTATTTCAACCGTGTTTTCAGCGATTTTTCCGACAGCGGTAGTGTAGTCCTCAGGCAGACTATCAGCTATGGATTGTGCTGTCTGTGCGGCAGTTTCAGCAGCTGCTCTGTCCTCTGCGACCTTGGCAGCGTTTTCTGCTACATTAGCCTTATCGGCTGTCACCTGTTCTGCCAACGTCTGCACCGCCTGCCTGTCTGCCGTAGTGCTGTCAGCGCAGGTCTTAGCGGTTTTTGTGTATCCTGCCGTTATGTTCTTGTCGGCTGTGGTCTGCTGTGCTGATGTTGCCGCCTGGGCTGCGGATACCTTTGCGGCGTTCTGCGATGTGACCGCCTCAGCACGTGCGGTTTCTGCGCCCTGCATGGCGGTTTCTGCCTGTGTTGCGGACGTTTCTGCCGCTGCCTTTGCGGTTTCAGCACGGCTTGCCGCCTGCGTTGCGGTGTCTGCTGATAATCCTGCGCTTGTGGCAGATTTGGCGGCGTTATTTGCCGCTGTAGTCGCTGTTTCTGCGGCGGTTTCAGCGGCTTTGCGGTCTGCGGCAACCTGTGTGCCTATGGCGTCTATCTTATCCAGTGCGTCAGCTGCCACACTTGGTGACGGCACGGCATTATCACCGATTGCCGCACCTATTCTCAGACGGAATATGCGTGATTTTTTAACCAGGATATATTCCTGCCCTGACAGCTTTTTTGCACATATCTGACAGCTGACTGTTTGCGCTGAACGCAGTATATCAGCCGTAGGCGTCCACTGTCCGCCTGTGATATCGACCTCGTACTGAACGCCATCGCCGTAGTCTATCGTCAGCACATAGCGGTCTGCACCGTCTACCTCCATGCCCTCGACCGATACAGGTCTAGCATTAGTTTCACCAACATAGCCCAAAAGGGCCGTGTTCACGACTACATTGTAGTCTTCGTTGATTTTTATGTGCATTGATATTCCTCCTTTCTATGGCTTTGTTACGATCCAGTCAATAATATACTCACCTTGTGGAACGGTAGCACTTGCACTTTCTGCGTTCGTCAGTGCCACAATCAATTGGCTGCTTGTGAAAAATGTTTCTACACACAGCCTTCTCAATTTTGGTGCCGACACCTCCCGTAGACTACAGATGATCTGCGTGTTCTGCGTCGGTGTGAACGGCAGATTCAAAGACGTTGTGACCAGTGTCGTCTCTGACGGTACGACAATGGTCTGAGATCCTGCTGGCATATTCATTTCATTGATTGCATTCTGTGCAGCGGTCAATGCATCGACAATAGCCTGTCGGACGTCTCGACCTGTATATGCTTCTGCCACCTGTGTAATCTCTAAGCTGATATCAATTGCTTTTGCCATAATCATTTCTCCTATTTTCTTGATGTCATTCCACTGATCGTGTCAATCTTGTCGCCAAATGTCAGCACATTCTGCGATCTGTCATTGATGTCGATACTGGTGCCGATGCACCTCAATACCTCGTCGATGCCAAGGTAGCTATTGACTACACGATAATTGCAGCCAATTGCAAAGCCGTCTAGCTTCTTATCAATGTCAATAGCCGATACCTCATACTGAACTTTTGCTGCTTTTAGTGCTCCGGCACATACTCTGCCGGCTCCAGACAATGCGCCTGGAGTGGTGATATTGTCGAATACCATAGTTCCAGCGTGTACTCCGTACCGCTTTATCAGCTGGTCATTGTCAATATACTTCGTTGCTCCCGAAAGCGTCACACGTTCGCCCGTATCATCGTTGATGACAGCACCTAACGGATACAGCCTTGTGATGATCTCACTTGGGTCTATCGCCTGCGTGATAGATCGCATATTCCTTCCTAGTTGTATCGTTTTATTGCTGAACTCTGAAAATTCGTTTGCTATGAAGTCGAAAAATCTAATGCCTCCTTTGCCGATGCGCACCCTCATTTCACCTCTGATATCTTCACCGGAAATCAGGTTTTTCGTCAGTTCTGAGAACGTGTCTTCATATCCTGGATTAAATGTGTGCTGCGCTTGTGAACAGTTAATATTGCCAATATGTATCTGCTTGTAGCTTTCAACAGAATTATTGTGTGCTGAAAGTAGTGTGGCAATATATGCTCTTATTGTGCACTTTAGCTGTTTGATAATTGGTACACTATCTTTCAGAAAACACAAACCGCCCTCGCAGACAACTTGTTTGCCAATCTCGCCACTATCAGTCATGTATGGTGATATCGTCAGTACTCTGCCATCGAATATAAGGCTTTCCTTATCGTAAACCTTTATCAACGATGTCAGTTCCTTTAAATCGGAGTAGTAGCTGTTGTCGGGATATATGTTGAACGTAAAAATGTCAATAGCGTTTATTTCTTTGACGATGGTTCCTGTCAGCTTGTTGGTTCTGACAGAACCAGTATCGTGAAGCGTCTTTGCATCATCGAGTGTAACTAACATAGTATTTCCTCCGTTAGTTCGATTTCAAGTGAACCAGATCCGTATAGAGCTAAGACATTTGTGCCGGGTTTGACGACGAAATTTTGCATTCTAAACGTTGATTCAGTTTCTTTGTATAGGTTTTCTGTGAGGGTATGACCGTTGAGATCAAGCATTGTCAATCCTCGTTTGTCCTTATCGTTAGCATTTTTGTGATACCTTAAGCTCGGAACTATGTCATCTTTGGCATAAGAGTAGAAGTATAGTACCCCCGGCTGGGAATGATAGCCGTCTTTGTGTGCTATGCAGGAGAGAGGCATCTGATTGAGGCAATCATCATCGAATGAAAAAGTATCCCACGCTGTGTCTGCAAAGTCGTCAGAGACCTTATATGGTGCTACATCGAAAGTGACCTCGAGAGTAGCTGTTATGTCATCTTCACCAAGGCTGGTCTCAACAGTTCTACACTTGCCGACAAAATGATAGTTCTCGGAATAGTTGTCATAAATATTCTGCTGTGGAGCTTCACATAACCAGCTCTTGATCTTCTCAATCCTGCGGAGCAGTGTGACAGGTTCTGTATCAGATACGAACATCTTGTATGATACTTCGGTGTCGTCAAAATAAAAATTGCCGTCATAGTCAGACAGATCAATACTGCCGTTGCGATAAGGTACAGTCACTTTGATCTCACGCTTCTTCGGCTCTGCAACTGTTGCACTGATTATTCTGATTTTAAAATCCTCATACGACTTTTTGCCATTAAATCTGATTTGTCGTGTCATACTGCACTACCTCTTTTCTTTCTTGCAGCTCTTTCGCCAAGCATTACATCTATAAATGGAACTGTTTCCTCTGCAATCACTTTCCCATTTGGGAATACTATCACGTTATGAATAGTCTCGGGCATTTGTCTGACTGTTGGGACGACCTGCGTGTTTTCTGTGGCGCTTGTTGCTGCTTTCTGCGTGATACTGTGGGTATATGATCCATTATATACCGACCTTGCGACCCTATTCGTATCGCTGTATGTATTTCGCATATTCTCTGACAGTATCTTGTCACCAGTATTGGTATAGGCTTTGATGATATCGTCCTCTGATGACTTCCAACCTTTGATCTCACCCTGCGCATTCATTTTCGATATATTCTCAAATGCCTTTGAAGGGGAGTGTATATCATATACCCCCTTGACCGCCGCAAGCACTGCGTTCGCTCCACTTGTTGCAGTATCAATGACAGACTGCTGTGCAGACAGTATGCCTTGCTGCATACCTAACATCATTGCCGCACCCGTCTGCTCCCATACATCTGATATCTGGCTTATTTGGTCACGCCTTATTAATGTTTCTTTCGTTTTCTCATACTTCTTTTCAATCTCATCGAATTCTGATATTGCTATCGTCTTGCAGTTACCCATGTACTCTTCCCACATATCATTGTACTTTTTCAACTCAGGCTGTGACATGGAAAGTAACGCCTTTATCTTGCTTGCAGACTGCGGACCTGCTTCCTGCAAGGTCTTGATAAGACCTTTATTCACGCCTCTGTCTGCAAGTGTCTTGATATCATCTGACCAGCTTGCCATGCCGTCAAGATTAGATTCCAGGTTCTGCATAAGCTGTTCTGCGGATATCTCAGCACCGCCGTTGAACTCATCAAACAGGTTGAGGTTGTTCTGCAGCTCTTCTGTTCGTTTCTGGACGGCTTCGTCATAGTTCTTATTCATCTCAACTATTGCGTCAACAGTTTCTTGTGATACCTTATGTAAGCCGTCTTTATACATGACAGTGCGGTTATAGATCGTATCGACCTTTCTTGCATTGTCCTCTACGGCCTTTGAATTGTCTTCGAGAGCAGAAGAATGCTCAGAAACGTACTTGGAGGCATCAGCATAGTTAGAGTCCAAGCGTTTCAGTTCGCTATTGATATCATAGTATGAATTCTGAAGCTCATCTCCAGCTTTCTTCAGCTCTTCAAGCTTGGTCTTCCACTGCTTTGTACTGTCTGTTCTGTCAATTTTCCCAAGCTTGCTTTCCCTTTTATCAAGCATTTCTTGAACTTTAGCCTGAGCTTGCTGATTTTCCGTGATTGCTTTCTCAATGTCATTGCGCTTCTGCTCAGCCTTATAGAGGTCTTCTGATATAGCGACCATATCTTTCTGAGCTGCTTCGACAAGAAGCTGTTCTTTCTTCGCCTCAATGCACTCGTATACGGCGTCTCTGTTATTCAGCAGCTTGCCTGTCTGGTCATCAATCTGCAAGTTCAGGTCAGGCATAGCACTATTGAGCTGTTCGACGAGGGCTTTCATTTCTGACTTCTCGTCATTAGATAAGCTCTCGGCGTCAGAAAGTTCAAAAATTCTATCTGCAAGACTTTTATAGCTGCTATACTCGGCTTCTATATCTGTCTTGGCTTCTTCTCTCTGATCTGCAGCTTTCTTCATGGAGTCTGTCAGTTCGTTCGTGCTGTCGACCAACGCCTGCTCTTCGTCATTGAGGACTTTTGTTGAATCAGCGGCGTCATCAACCGAAGTTGCATAAGACACAATACCGCCAACTACCGTACCTATAATAGCTGCAATTGCTCCTACCGGCGACGCTTTTTGAGTTGCATTTAAAGCCTGCTGGGCGGTTTCAGCTGCTTTTGTTGCACCTGTAAGGCTCTTGAATGACTTTACGAGGTCTGAAACGTTATTTATGGCTTTTTTTGATACCATTGCCGACGTTATTCCTGTCAATCCTCCGATAACAAGGTTAGAGTGTTCACAGAAAAACTTTATGCCGTCAATAAGGATAGGCAGTGACCCTTTGGCAAACTTTGCACCGGTTTCGACCAAATCACCAAGAGCGTCGCCCATATCGTCGAATTCGTCACTGAGGTCTCCATCTTTGATATCCTTGGTGAGTTCACTGAAAAGCTCTGAGCCTTTTTCGGCGGCGTCTTCGAGGGGGGCGCTGAATTTATCGAAAATAGTTATGCCAAGGGATTCAAGGGAAGAGTCCATTATAGCCAGTTTGCCCTTAAGATTGTTATTCATGGTGTCAGCCATTGTCTGACACGCTCCGTCAGCGTTATCTACCTGAGCTTTCAGGTCATCGAAAGACCCGCTCATGCCTTGAAGCATGGCATTAACGGACGATAAGTCTGTCTTATTGAAAATATCGCTAAGTGCCTTGGTCTTCTGGTCATCTGAGAGCTTGGAAAGCTTGGCGTTAAGGTCTCCGAAAATATCGTTGATATCTCTGATATTTCCCTCACTGTCAGCCACGCTTACGCCCAGCTCTTTCAGCTTGGTGGAAGCAACGTCTGTCGGTGATGTTAACGACAAAAGCATATTTCTGAGATGTGTGCCGCCCTCTGCACCCTTGATACCGTTGTTCGCCAGTATTCCAAGAGAGGTGCACATTGTATCAACGTCCTGCCCTGTGGACTTGACCGTACCGGCACACTGGAGAATGCCCTCACCAAGCATAGCAACTGTGGTATTAGACTTCTGGGCGGTCTTTGCCATCATGTCCATATAGCCGTCAAGGTCACTCGTCTGCAACTGCAATGCCGACATAGTATCCGTTACCATGTCAGTGCAGGACGCAAGGTCCATGCCTGAGGCAGTGGCAAGATTAAGAACTTTCGGCAGTGTTTCAACCGCCTTATTTACGTCATATCCTGCAAGAGCCAAGTAATTAAGAGCGTCAGCAGACTCCGAAGCGGTATACTTTGTAGTCTCACCACACTCACGAGCGGCGTTCTCTAGCTTCTGATAGTCTTCAGCACCTGAACTGACCTGCTCTGCGGTCATGCCCATTGTCGCCGCCACATTGGACATAGAGCTGGAAAAGTCAATGCCGACTTGCGTGCAACTTTCCGCCGCTTCCTTGGCGGCATTAGCTATAGCTTTCAGCCCCTCAACGGCAAGATTAGCAGAGAAAACGTCCTTGAAGACACTGCCTGTCTGGTCAGCTTTATCACCAAGGTCTTTGACCTTATCTGACGTATCCTTGGCTTCATTGCCGAGCTCCTTGGTGCTATCGTCTGCGGTCTTGGTCTGTTCTCGCAGTGTGTTCAGCTTCTTCTTGGTCTTCTCAAGCTCTTCCTGATACTTAAGATATGACTCAACGGGCAACTCGCCTTTCTTATATTGCTCGTTGATATCTTTCTCGTTTCTAATGAGAACGTCAAGCTTTGCTTTTGTTGCTTCGATAGCTTCGCTCAAAAGCTTCTGCTTCTGAGCGGTGTATTCAACGTTAGTCGGGTCAAGCTTTAAGAGTTTGTTGACGCTGTTCAGATTTTTTGTAGTCGAATTGATATCGGCATTAAGCCCTTTCATGGCGGCAGTATACTCAGACGTATCACCACCGATTTTGACGTACATACCTTTGATTTTCTCATCTGATGATGACTTAGCCATTACTCACCCTCCCATGCCTTTATTTTCGCAATATACTTTTCATATCGTTCTTTGCTGATTTTTCCCTGCTTATATCGTTCTTCAACGACAGGCAGATTTGCTTTCAGTTCTTCGTATTTAATTTCGGGGTCAATGACCTTTTTGCCGGCGGCGATTAATCGCTGTCGGTCATAGGCGCAGGCATAGTTCACTACCATACCATACGTCATGCGGTCTAAATCAGCGACAGTAAGACCCCTGTTTATAACAAGGGAGATGACCTCCTCCGATTTGAGAGGCCGATCATCTCCGCTTTTACTGCCGCTTATGGATTTTTTCTGTCAACTTTCATGTTTGCCTGCAGTATAGGCATAACCTGATTATAGATATCATCAACAGGAAATGCACCATAGGCGAAGCTGTCAAGCCACGTCTGAATAGGCGGTATACTATCATCATAAGTCTTGGCAAGCACCCATAGGGTGCGGTATTCGACCTGTTGAACAAAGGCGCCCTTACCAAACTGATGTACCTTGACAACGTCCTCAAGGTACTCCGTGCCGAACGCTTCTTTATAGCGATAGAACATACCTGCTGTAGCCTTGAAGCCTATCTGCCTGCTGTCTATAGTCAGGACTATTGTATTGCTCATTGTCATTCACCCGGGGTGTAGGTGTACTCAGGAAACTTTGTGAGTACTGTGTTACCCTTTATACGGAAACGTGCAATGTGTCCTTTTTTATTGTTGACAGTAGCCTCAGCCGGTGACGGCTTGCAGGCAATCTTATGCTCTGTATACTCATAGTCCATACCGCTGTCTTCCTCTGTCTTAACCGAGAATTTCGTGCGATCTGTAGTATAGCAGTAAGGGAAAACCTCGGTGTATCCCTCGGCTTCTGATGTTGACTCATACTGTACGATCAAGCCGAACTTTGGCGCTTCTCCTGTTCTTGCTACTTCGACCAGTGTGCCGTTTTTCTCTTCAATGACATTTCCGTACCAGTCTTTCTCAAGATCATCACACAGGTCAAGTGTGGTGATAGTTCCCTCGTAACCCTGATTAGTCTGACCTGCGAATGCTACTACGCCGTCAGCCCATACCTCATTGCTTGATGACTTCGGGTCAAGGCTTACCTGACGGGTGCCCGAAAGCTTTGTCTTATGATACTTAAGTTCTCCATATGTGATAGTTGTCGCACCACTGACATCTGTAGACTCTGTAAGCAGTGCATGGGCAACGGCTTTCACTGTTCCTTTCATTAATATTCCTCCTTGCGATCGAATTCATATACCCACATATCCATTTGCTGATCCTGCCCCAGATAGCCTGCGGCGACTGAGAAACATATGCCCTTATCCATAAGGGCGTTCTCAAATAGGATATGTGTTTCTTCATCTTCCGGCTCGCAGTATATTTCAACTGCAATCCGTGGGATAACTGCGACAGTTCTTCCATCTGCAGATATCGTCTGAGGTGTCTTGTTTATCCATGTTGCGAACGGCAATTCCGTTTCCACTGGAAAATCTATCTTAGCAATCCTGTCCGCAGGAATGCCTGAAAGTGATATAAGTTCTGTCAATGTCATTTCGACTTCTCAATCTCCTTTCTGATGTTTTCCGGTAATTTTTCTTCGGCATACTCTTGTCCGTATATCATGTGCGGATAAGCTTTCGCCTTAAACGGAAGCGTTCTGCCACCACGCTTCATAGCATGGCCATACTCCAGCAGGTGTGTGAGAAGATACTGCTTATTCTTCTTGAAATTCACTATCTGCCGAATGTCGAAAGAGTCCTCGTACTCGGTGCTAACTGTAAGCGCCTTGGCATACTTGCCGGAGCGGTTATTGAACGTGAAGTGTTCTTGGACGATCTTGCGGGTTTCCTTTGCGGTCTTCTTAACGGCTCTTTTGGCGGCTTCATTAACACGTTGACTTTCTTGCTGAAATGCGTGCTGTAAAGCCTCAGCCATCTCATCAGGACTCATTGACATGGATTTCTAACCTCTTTTTTCGCTTTTCGATTGATAACTGCCAAGCCTGCGGCTTAGCGTCCTTTATCATCTGAACTTGAATGACGTTATACTGGTCTCCGTTCATTATCACAATGTCAGTCGCCTGCGGCTCGGCGATAAGTGGTATTCTTATCACCTTATCACAGCGGTGCTGATACTCAGCGGCTTTATAGAAACGCTCTGAGCCGACGGTACGATTGTCATATCTTATGCCTGCTTGCTTGATTTTCAAGCCATTGGCATTGATGATAGTTGCAATAGTGCATATGCCGTCATTGAACGTCTGCCGCTTGCTTATCATACGCTTCCTCCTGACATCTCCTCAGTCTGACACCTTGCTCTCAGTGCAAAGAGCTGAGAGTGATAATTTTTTTCAAAGTCCTCGAAGCAATCGTTATATATATATCTGCAGCAGTCGATCAGAAGCTGGGCGTCGCCGTTGATATTTTCGTCAACGTTGATATCCAGCACCTGACCTGCATATCCGTTAAGTACTCCCATAGCACGTGCTATAATGCTGTTTATCTTTCTGTCAGTAGCTTCGTCTGACCAAGTTATGTTCAGCTGATTTTTAACTTCCTCGAATAATGCCTGCTGCATTTATATCAACTCCTTATGTTCCTGACGGTGTGACAGTGTATACTGTCGGGATAAATCTCTTAAGCTTTGAGATATCCAGATACCTGAAAGCATTGCTGTCGAGTGGCTTGCCGTTGCCGTATGTCTTGATCTTATATGTCCTTGCGTCATCAAGGAACTTGAATGAGTCATCAAACTCCAGCTTACCGCCCTTAGCCATACCAAGACCCATGAAGTAACGCTTGCCAAGGCCGAAGATAGCTCTGTCATCAGGAACGGCGCATGACTGGATAATAGTGCATGGAATAGGCATAACATCGTTAACCCATTTTCCCTGAACGAAGTTCGTTGTCGCAGGCATTACCTTGGTCAGATATGTCTTTGGATTGACTACGAAGATAAGGTTATCAAGCGGCCTGTTGTTTCCAGCTTCTGTCTTGGTAAGCTGTGCGGCAATAGCACCAATAGCTTCAGGGGAGAGTTCATTGAGTGCAACTGTCTTTTGGTCAGGATACTTGCCACCGACTACTGATGCACTACTAGATACGTCCTTGCACATTCCGATAGGGCAGTTAAGACCGTCGCCTGACACGACACCGGTTTCCATGCCGACCCAAAGGGCTTCTGCCAGTATCTCACGGACATATCTATCCAGCCATGAGGCACCAAGGTCAAGCATATCGTTAGACACTGGAATCCATGCTGTGAGCTTCTTCAGCGCAACGTCAAAGGTCTTGAATGCACCTGAGATTTCCTTGTCGATAGCTGTGTTAAGATCTCCCCACTTAGCGGTCTGAACGCCCTGGTCATTTAACAACATCTTCGTAATTCCAGTGGTATCCTGGAAATAGATGAAGTTGAGCAGAGGGTGCTGCTGTGGGATCTCACCAAGAACTGACTCGATTATAGTGATTGGCATTGTCTTATCAACGTTTGTCAGCGCCATTTTCGGGTTTGCGGACTTGCCCGCCTCAATGACGGCGTTATAGTAGTCTCTTTCTTCACTGGTTAGCATTCTCACACCTCTGGTGCTGAGTATCTGGCTATCGACAGACTCAGCGGTGCTCTCCACCTGCTCCATTATGGCATCTGAAATTAGATTGCCATACTTATCAAGGGCGGCTTCCATGCCCTTGTCATCACTATCTCTGATAGCGGCTGACAGTGAAGCAAGGATATCTGCTTTCTGCTCTTTGATTGCGTCAAGATTAATCATTCTTTTTTTACCTCCATTTTCATGAACTTTTCAAAAACCGACATAGCGGCATTTGTTTTTTCTTCTTCGGTTTTTTTTGCTGGCAAAGCCTGCTGTGCGGCGGACTCCTTATAAAGCTCGATGAGCTTGTCCACATTCTCCCTGTCGAGGGCGCTTGACATAGTGTACTGCTTTGTATCACTAAGCATTGTAGCCATATCAACGGGTTGCTCTGCGGTTGATATGCTATCGCAGAAGCCTTTCTTAAGACATTCTGCCGCTGTCAGCCAAGTACCCACCTTTACCATTTCGCTTATTTCCTCACGGCTACACTTGCCGTTGCAACGCTCCGCATATGTAGTGATAGCGGTATCGGTCATCTTGTCAAGCTCAGCCGCCGCCGTTCTCATATCGTCAGCATTTCCCTCACAGTAGCAGGACGCCTGATGTATCATCATCATGCTGTTGCTATACATGATGATCTCGTCCGCTGCCATAGCGATAACGCTTGCGATAGAACACGCCCAGCCGTCAACATAACAAGTCACTTTTGCTTTATTCCGCTTTAAAATATTGCCAATAGCGACTCCCTCTTTGATCTGACCGCCAAGAGAGTTAATGTACAGATTGATGTGCTCACAGTCTTTGTACTCGTCAAGCTTGGCGGCGAAATACTTAGCGCCTGTCTTGCTCTCCTCAATCGTCTTCTTATCCCAGTTGATGTCAAGTCCTCCACGGACCTGAGAATAAAGATATAAGTTAAGCTCCTTGGGCTTATCTGCCTCTAACTTGAATTCAAATCGATTAAAAATGCTATTCATTGCTGTTTCCACCTCCTTCGATTGTCTCGTAGTTCTTAGTTCTTGTGTGCTTATCGGCCCAGGCTTCTGGAATTCTTTCCTCACCTGTCTTCTCCCTCAACTCATTCGTTGAGTAGAAGCCACTTGCGATAAGCTTGTCAACTGCATTTGCCATTTCAAGCACATCAAGGTGCTTAAGGTTATTTGTACAAACTTTGGCGTAGCACCCACGCAGGACTTGCTCTTTGGTATAACGCTTTGCCGTTATCTCGTCTGATAACATCTTGGCGAAAGGATCAACGGCAGATGTCAATGTCATTGATAACGCTTCACTGATGTTCTCGACATTTCCCTTTACGATAGCCGGTGAAACGTTGAAAGCGATTGCCGCTTTCTCTAATGCGTCATTCAGCATAGAAATGTAGTCCGTTGTTTCCGATACTGTTCTCTTGGTTTCGCCTGCTGTTTGAGGTGTATATTTAATGCCACCCCATAGCGGAAGAACGGCGTTCTTAGCGTCAAAATAGGTTTTGAAATAATTATTCATAAGAGTATCGAATTTCTTTTCAAAATCGTTCTGCCCCTGTGCCATTGGTGATATTTCGAGAATGCCTTTTTGACCACCGCTCTTAACATAGGCGTTTGAAGCCGTTTCCAAGAAACGATTATGTTCTTCTAACATTTCCGTAAGTATCTGTCTAACGCCACCATTGGAATATGTGAGATATAGGACATCTCCCATATCGAATGTTTTTTGAAACGTAAATGCGCCTCGTGCCACCTGAGAGAAACGGTTAGGATATAGCGCATACTCTTGCGTACTCCAAGAGTCGGCACAGATTATCTGCTGACCAGCGCTGACAACAAGGCTTTCACCACGCACGAGGGTCTTGCGGACAAGCTCGTTCTTGAATTGCACGGCGGTCTGATTGACATTAGGTTTGATATTGAACAAATACCATTCTTCGCCACGGAATGACTTGCCGTCACGATAGGTTTTTATCTCGCACTTTGAAACCAGTGCCGCAAGGATTTCAACAACAACTTGAACTGCGTATGCTTGAACGGCAATTCTCGTTTCGTCATTATACCCAACCGACCGGACACTTATCACTTCATCACTCTTAGCATTCATTATGCGTGATAACAGTGATCTCAGCCCCATTGCGTTACCTCCTCTCTGTTTTTGCTAGTATGTGAATACGTCCATAATATTCATATCCATAGGCATACTTGATATTTGCTCAGCAATTTTATTCTGCGCTGCTTTCGCAGCAACATATGCCTTGAAAGGGTCTGTCTTTCTGGACTTAGGCTCTATTTTTCCATACGTCATATTGCCTGCAGACGAAGTGCAGACCTTGGTGTTATTCATAGCCCAGCGGAAAAGGGGATTGTCTCCAACTGCAAGCTTATGATTCACCAGCTGACTTGTGATTACAGGCATTATCATCATTTCATTCGACGGACGAACAAGCATGATATTTCCGTAACCTTTTTCATCAGAAGCGTAGAGATTTTCTTTGAGCGCCCTCCTAAGCAGCGTATAGCGGTAGTTATCTATGCCAGTCATTGTGACATTGGCGTTAAGCTCCGCCGCTTTCTGTGCCACCCATATAACGGGTATCTCAGGCGGAATCTCTGGACCGTCAACGAATGACAGTAGCCCCGCCGCCTCCCACTCTTGCAGTGGCGCCTTAATTCTTGACAGATCTGCAGAAGCCTTGCACACCCAAGTATGTGTTAGCCACACATCAGTTCCGTCTACGTCAAAGAGCAAGCCTGCTGAAAGGAAGTCATCTGTCTTCATATAGTCAAAGCCTGCTGTGCATTGTCTGCCTTGAAGCTTTGACAAATATGGCGTGATATCCTGATTAGTTGCCAGGATATTATCAAATGCGGTTATACCGCCCTCTGTCTGTTGCGGCAAACAGTTCATGCGTTTAACTGCGAAACTGATATTGCTTATCTTATCGTCAAGATAGTTTTGAAATTCCGTCTTCATTTCCTGAAGAAGATCGGGCAGGTATTGCAGTGAGGGGTTAGCCTTATACCACATTTCGGGCATTTCGACTTCTTCGGGACTATCCACCCGGGCTATGAACGGAAGCATACCATTGTCTTCAATCTCGCCGTTAAGAATTCTTATGCCTTTGGCTTTCTCTTTATCGAGAGGTCCTTCTCGAACGAAGCCGTCAGTACTCATGATAGTGCGGCGGGGTCTTGGTACTTTTCCGAGACCACCGACAGCAACATCAATGAGCTTGCTATTCTCATAGGCGTGTACCTCGTCATGATCTACCTTTCCCGGACGTGCGCCGTCGGCTGACCTCGGGCTTGATGTTCGGAATTTCAATTCAGACTTCGTTTTTAGATTTATTATCACTTCTTTGTTCCAGTAAAAGAACCGCTGCATTTTGTCACGATTGTCTTCCAGAACGTTATATACGTCTTTGAATGTGGTCTCTGCTTGATCTTCTGTTGTTGCAAAAATATCAATGTTGTAATGCTTGATGCCATTGGTAGGTGTGAGCAAGCAAAAGTCTTCAAATCCTAAGTATCCGTTTTTTCCTGTTCCTCGCCCAACATACAAAAATAGCACCGGCCAACGTAAGGAACCGCTTGCGGTATATGTGCAGTTGTGAAGTACAAATACGAATTTTTCCCAAGGAAAAAGGCCAAAAGGGAAATATTTTTCATAGCTGAAATATTTTTCTGCCTGGGCAACATCGATGTAGATATCTTCTGACAAAAACATGCGCTTGACGTAGTCAATAAGCTGATACTGCTCAGCACAATACGGATACTTATGCTCCTCGACTAGGCTGATATAGTCTGCAAGATACGAGAGGTCAAGAGCTTCTTGACCCTTACAGTTCTTCGTCATCGTCAAGGTTCTTGACCTTGTCAGTTGACAAACCCAAGTCTTTCAGAATTTGAAGTTTCTGCTTATTGTACATATACGCCTGCTTTACGGAGGGATTGTCTTTTTCATACTCTTTTCCTACCGCAGAAACCGCCATATAGGTCAGTCCTCTCTTGCGAATATCAGCCTGCATTTTTCGTTCCTGCTTCTCGTAGAACATATAATCTGCGACAAGCGACTTGTAGAAATCGACAGAAGCTCCCATCTGGACAAGCTGTTCTGTCAACGAATTTTCGATCTCTGATAGACTAGGCTTTTTCACTTTTGCCAACTCCTTACATTTGATTTTCTTGAAAAAATTCTCTCACGTGCGTGCGAGGGCGGATTTGTCTTTTGTGCCTCCCGTCGTACAAGGTCGAAAAAATTTTTCGACCCTTGACCCCGGGGGGGATCGCCGCAAGGCGCTCACCACCGCTCCTCATTGACGAACTTATCTGTACGTTCTTGCCAGCGCCGTTCTGGGTGCTGTGCTTCATGGCAGTCGTGACACAATGCAAGCAGCTGCCTGTGCCGTTCGCCATTATCGTCATAGTAATACCGACTGTATGCAAGCTGCGGAAATTGCTTAAGATGCTTGACGTGATGAAGAATATTTGCTCTCGTCACCTTGCCTTTGCACTTGCATATCTGGCACTCATAGTGTTGCTCTGCGATAACGCTCTTACTGAACTTTCTCCAGTAGCGGTCGTTGTAGAACTTGTCAACTCGTCCATCCTTGATTAGCTCTCTGATCTGACTCGTACTATACACGTTATCACCTCGCATATATAGCACAAGGACCACGTCATACAACGTGGCCCTTGCACCGGCATAAAACTATGGAAAAACTATAACAACAACCCCGCATTATCATCATAGCATGCAGAGTGTGTTCGTGCGTGTTACAACGTGTTTTTTTTGCAAAACTTACAATGCCTGCCCTTACAGTAGTCTTCTGATGCGTTGACCTGCCTGGCTATCCATGCCCATGACGGCGGCTGCCACCCTCCATCCTTGCGTGGCACGAGGTAGCGAAGTCGAAAAATAATCCTGATGAATGCGTCATCAATGCCTGACACATATGCTTCAATCTCTGATATCTCTGCTTTGAGTCTGCTATAATCATCACTGTCTGTACTTACCCACTTCAGCTCAGCCTTAAGCTGTCGATATGACAGCAATCGCTTCTTAGTCATGATAATTCTCCTTTCCCTGCCTTGCCGATAATTCTCTCGATATTTTCGACAGGATATCTTTCAACACAACACCGTTTTTTTGAAGCGCATGGGCATGACGTGTCAGGCTATCGTCGATATATGCAACGTATAACTTACCACAGTGAGGGCAGTTATAGCACCATACGTCCCCCTCTATGCTTTGAAATCTCTTTTTGCGAACGCAGACTATGAATGCCTTATGGCAATCATCACATATCACACTGAGCTCAGCTCCCTTAAGACTCATCATCTCACCCCCTATATGTTCAGCTTCGCCGTTCGGCGGTACATGAATAGCGATATGTAGAACGTGCCGTTATCCTCGTTCCAGAATGGACGGCAATCGGCATAGTAATAATCTTGATACATATTCTCGAAAAGCGCCGAGTTATCACAGTTATATGCCATGCTCTGCACCGCACGTTTCGTTAAACGATAATCATTATTCTGCGGTTGCGGTTTAATGCAGTTAGTTGACGCAACATAACGCTTGGCGTGCTTGCCGTTGTTATGTTCTGAAATCTTCTGCTTGCAGAAATACTTTGCAATTCCTGCACAGCCTGTCTGGTCAAACATCAATGGCAGGACCTTGTCAACATAGCCCTTGCCCCATATGGATGCTATCTCGTTGATAGTCAGACCACCTGTCATGATAACATGGAAGTGGATACGTCCAGACTTTGGGCCCTGCTCAATGGAATAAATATACTTCATTCTCGGTAAGCCTCTCTTGACTCTTGCTCTATTCACACGCTTGACAAAGTTAGCAAAGTCTTTCTTGGCACGCTCAAGGTCAGCAGGATTATTCTGCGGTGCATAGGTCAGCTCGAACTTATAGTCTTTGTCAGTGAAGTTTGCAGGGATAAGTCTTGCCAGAGCTCTTTCAGCATTGATCTGATTCAATCTCTCCTGCACCTTGCTTGTCGGCTTTCTTTTCTTCTTTCGACTAGAAGAACGTGGGCAGGCATAGACAGGATACATATTCACTTCCATGTAGTTTCCATAAATATACTTTTGCTCTCTGTATCTCATAAGGCTCATTGTCATTTCCTCCCACTGTCCGAGTTATTAAGACCCATTACAAGCCCTCATACCCGTGCTTACACACGGGCTGAACACTTGTTCTATACTATATATAATATATAGGGCTTCACTCTGTCATTGCCAATTGCTCATAATTTCTGCTCTTGTCTTTTTCTTCGCACTCCCTGTTGAATACTTCTTGTAACATATCGTGCATGGAATTAATGTCATTAAGAAGTTCTCGTGTTATAACGCCATGGGTTTCACACAGTACACCGAGTGTCAGTAAGCCTGCTTTGACGATTATCATATCATCAATGGAATAGTATGTAAGAATTTCATAATCATCTATTACTTCAAGAAATGCTTTCGGGCATATATGTACTTTTTCTGTGCCTGAGAATATCTGATATTCGCTTGGTCCGGCAACGAATGTTGAACGACGATCTATAATCTTGCCTGTTGTGCATGAAGCGATGTTCATAACAATGCTGCTTTCAATAGCAGGTGGCAGCTGCTTACATTTCCAATTCTCACGGTCACTTTCATTAATGTCAAAAAGCGTGAGTAACTGCTCGCTGGTATTCATGTTCGGCATGCCGTAAAGCGGATATATTGCACTTCCTGAGCCGATCCATAATGAATTATCATTTTCATTATAGAAGTAGGATATGGTCTTAGCCGCTTTACTGCATATTTTTTTCAGCTTAGATATTTTCATTTTCTCACTCCTTTATTAAGGTACTTCAAGATTGCTTCCTGCGCCTGCTCAAATCCTTTGCAGACAACTGCAAGATAGCCGTTGTCATTAAGCGTTTTCAGAAACTTCTGTTGAGATTCCGATACTCGTCCACCTGATGTGCGTTTCATTTCTATAAAAAGACCGTAGTAACCGCCACGTGCCACCGGAAGCATTATGTCAGGCACACCTGACTTTACGCCCTCAGACTTAAGATCTGCGGCAGTTCTATAGTGGCGATAGCCGCCGTTCGGTATAGCGAACATATACTCCAGTTCGGGATATTTGCCTGAACTGAATGTCGCCCACTTGAAAAGCAATGCCTGCTCTATGTGTTCTGTTGGTGTGTTTGAACTTTTCATTACATAACACCGCCCTTTGGTATGTAGAAAATCAAGCATTTGCTCCGCTGTGATGATGAACACTTAACTTTCAATGTTCTTGGTATTTTAAAAGATTTAGATTCAATTGTTTCTATACCAATAACAGTCCATATTTCTTCGCCTGTTGCAATCTGATCTCCAACTTTGAGCGTTGAAAGAGCTTTTTTCAAGCTCTTTCTATCTTTATTTCTGCCCGTGGTTATTTCAGACAAGATTTTCTGCGCTATAGCTTTTGGATTTTCATCTGACATAGTTATTCCTCCTAAAATGTTACTGTCACATTCAGCACAGTCGCCGCTATCCAGTAGACGGCTTTCTTGTAGTCCTTTTGCAAAGCGTATATGATAGCTGCTCCCACGTCCAGCAAAATCAGCAGAAGTGGAAATATGTATTCAGGCTTGATTTTTATCATGTTTTTGCTCCTTTGTGTTTAAAATGTGTATATCATGTGTAGTATTGGTTAAGCATATTGACAATCGTATTTGACGGTGTTATAATGTATAAAATTTCAAGAAAGGAGTGATAAAATGTTACAACTGCTGCAGTCTGTGTGGTCAACGATTAAGATCTTTGCATTTGCCTTTGTGAAACTCGTTGATACCGTCCCTGTCCTTGGTGGTCTGCTCATTGCATCGATTGCCGTTGGATTTTACGCATTTTTCAAAAAACACCGTCAAATATAATCTTATGCCGCCCTACGGGGCGGTTTTTTTAGGGAAACATTCCCTCCAAATGATACTTTTTAAAACATTGCCATGACTCTTTCTCTTGATACACTTCGTCATACCTTGCCTGAATGCCGTCAAGTGTCATAGCTATCTCTTGCTGATACTTCACTTCGGGATAGTACGTCACTTGCATGAATTTGAAAATGTCAGGATTGATGTTCATGCCACTTTGATATCGTGCCAAAAACGCTTCCATTTCATATTCCAAGATATAGAAAAGATATCTTGTTCCCATGCTCTTGTCTTTGGGTTGAAATACGCCGTACTTGGTTTCCAGCTCTGAGTTCTCGCAAAGATATCTTACTTTTCCGTCCGTAGCGGATAGCTGAATATAGACAGTGCCAGCTTCGTACACTTTGCCTTTTTTCACACGTTCAAATGTCACAATGTCAAGCAGTGGTTTGCGTTCCTTCTTGGCATGGGAAAGAATGTAGTCCGTGCGGTTTTCAAGATTTTTCATTTCAAGCCATGTTGCCATGGTTTCACCGACAATGTCTTGTTCGGTGAAGAATTTCAAAAAATCGTCCTTGACCTGACTGTATTCATCATCACCGCAAAGGTCTTTAAGTATCACCATGAGGTCATTCGTCGCCTTATGCACTTCAAGCTCACTTTGTATCAGCTCTTTGCAGATGTCTTTTAAAGGTGGAAGTTCCTCCTTTTCAAACGTGTCAACGTAGCGTGGAACGTTCAAGATGTAATCATTCTTAGCAACTTCTTCATAGTTCGCCACGTTTGAAAATTTTTCAACAACACTGCGGTTGTGATATGTATCGGCTATTTTCTGAATATGTTCGTCCGCCATGACGTTCTGCTTGCCGTGCTTCTCAAAAAGCTTTTCGGCACTGATAAACAGAATATCTTTTGTTTGCTTATTTTTGCTAAATACGATAACATTGACAGGTATGCTGGTATTCAGAAACATATTTTCAGGCAGCGAAATAACTGCGTCTATCAAATTATTCTCTATAAGTTGCTTGCGGATCCTGCCCTCTGCGTTTCCTCGAAAGAGGACACCTGCAGGGAGGATATAGAATGCCTTGCCTACGTCTGACAGCCGTGATAAGCCGTCAAGCACAAACGCATAGTCGCTAGCTTTAGCAGGCGCAAGGTCATAGCCCTCAAAGCGTGGGTCTGACTTTGGCTCCCATTTCAGCGAATAAGGTGGGTTTGATATAACAACATCCGTTGTATTCTCTTCATAAGTATCAACAACTTCTATATCGCTGAACTCGTCCGATTTGCACAGCTTATAAACTTTCTGCACTTCGTTAAGC